AATTCTCCAGCAAGTCCGCAACAACATCGGGGATCGTCTGGCCTTCGACAACATAGCACTGCTGGAACAGGTCGCCTTCGGAATGGCTGGCAACATCGGAACCGTTTAGCCCGCGCCCCGTGATCGTAACAACATCGCCCGCCCGCGTGAATGTGACCACCTCGCTGCCGATCGAGGCCTTGCCGCTGGCCGCGTAATCATCGCCAACGGTAGGCGGGGTGAGCGTGACCGTGCCGAGGTAAGCATCAGTGATGTCCGCCCCCAGCTTGCCTTGGCTTGCCGCAGGTGCCAGCGCCTTTTTATTGTCCGCAAGGTCCAGCACGTCCTTGGCAATGATTGTGACGCGCCCGTTAATGTCCGGCCCGTCCCATTCATCAATGATATAGTTGCGCGTGACCATGCTGGCCAATGCCTGCCCGACATAGCCCTCCTTGACCCGCAGCGCCCGACCCACATAGTACGGAAACCGCGCTCGTAGGCGCCCAAAGAACGTACCGCGACCGTATGGGTCATAACCTACGCCACTGGCCAGCGCCGCGCCGCTCTTGCGCTCTGACTGGTATTTGTCCAGCAACAGGTCGCTGTCGAGAAAGTCCTGCAAGTTGATCGTGACCCGCGCGCGTTTGCCCAGCGCGCCCGTGCGGTTATCAGACCCGCCAAGGTTGATTGTTGCGGGGTTGGTAGTGACCGGACCCGACATAGCAGGGTAAACTAGCACGCCGCCGGGTATGCCGCTTTGGTTCATTGCAAAGCGGATTGTCTTTGTCCCCTTGGCAAAATTCGGCTTGTCTTGGCACGTCTTGAATGTGTTAAAGCACTTCGCCGCGCCGTCCGTTCCGAGAACAGCGGTGCAAGCGCCTGTGCCGTAGACCAGATCGCAATAGTCGATGTCGATCTCTACAATTTGCAGCGGCTCAAGACTAAGCGTCATCGTAAAACCTCATAGCCATATCAAACGCCATTCGCGCTTTGGGTCCAGTGTTGCTTGGGGCAATTACGCCGCCCGACCGCCAAGCATAAAATAGATCGCCGTATTTCGTTGGGCGCCATGCCCAGAAGAACCCGCCGCCGGTGTTGAAGTGACGCTGAAACGCCTTCCAAGCATCCCCGCGCAGATAGCTATCCTCTACCAGCGTCAGGGACGCCGCCGCAGTCGATCCCTTGCGCACCACAGAAGACCCAAGCAGGTTCCCGCCCTCAGACACCCGCGATTGCAGATCAACCACGTTGGCCGTAATTGGTGGTGCATAGCCCTGATATATTGTGCGAGGCAGCGTGACGGGATTGCCCAAAAAGAACACGCCGATTTCAAGGTTGGCAGTAACGCTTGTGGCGTATATCCGCCAATACCGCGCCGACACCGCAGCGAAGTAAAACGCAACGGCTTGATTGTCGGCTGGAACCGCTGGCCCCGACCCGCTATCGCTCCATGCGTTGCCTGCCAAAACCTTGTACTGAATGCGAAACGCGCCCGCTACATCGCCCGCATTGTGCGCGGCAATTGAGGCAAGCGAAATGGATGTGTTGACGCCGAAGTCTATCTCTATCGTTACTTGGCTGGATGCTGGAGCAATTACCGCCCGGTCATACGTTGTACCGGTGACTGCAAACGCCCGCGACTGAACCACCGCGCCAATACCTGTCGGGGATTTTCCAGATGCCAGATTATCCCACGCTATAACGGGGTTGTTTGACGTGCCTGCTGTGGATAGTGCCGATGCCAAGCCGGGGCTGATATAAATGCTCATGTCGCAAAACTCACTCTTAGGCCACGGTCCCCAGCTTCGTCTTGCAGCTTGTCAAACAGGCTTGTCACCATGCTGCCGTTAAACAGGTCGTTGGGGCCAAAGCCTGTCACGCGCGCCTCTAACGGGGCTTGTGGTGGCGCTGTTGCTGCCGATGCGCCGCCTGCGCTGCCACCGCCGCCGCCGCCTCCAGACCCGCTTGGGCTACTCATGTTCATTGCTGCCGATGCAATGGCAATCCCGGTTTGAATTGCGCCATATGCTGCTATACGTGCCGCCGCTGGAGGCCCTGCGATTGGGCCAAGTTCAGCAAGCGCCCTGACCGATGCTGCGGCAGTATTGGCTTGTATTTCCGCAACCCGCTGGGCTGCGTTTATAGCTACCGCAGCCTTTGCTAGTATTTTATTTTTTTGCCCGAACATCTGCATTAAACCCAATACTGACCCAATCGTGTTTTTTCTCATTTCGATTTCGGCCTTGCTGGCGTCGCCTTGCAGCCCTGCAATTTTCTCTAGATGCTCGGCCTCAAGGCGTAGCTTTTGTTCGTCATATTCCGCGCGCGTAATCAACTCCGCGTCTAGCGCCTCTCGCAGTGTTTCATCGCCCGCCTGATACCATTCCTGCACCGTCTCGGCTTCGGTCATCATGCCCTGCGTCAATGCGTCAAGCCGCGCCTGCATTTCGTCCGTGACAGCACCCGCGCCACCTACGCCAGCGGTCGGGCCGCCGCCGCCACCGCCACCTGTGCCCGTGCCGGGTGCGGTTGGCGTAATGGGCACGCCCGGAATAATTGGAGTAACTACTAGCGGATCGCGCGACCCATCGTCGGGGCCGGGAGATTGGCCAGTATCAACGGACATTGCCGCACGCAGCGCTTCCATAGATGCCAAGGGAGCGCCTGACATATCGGTCAACTGCCCGGCTAGACCTCTAAGCGCCTCGGCACTAGCGCCTGCCTCTGCTTTCATGCCAGAGATGCGCTCGCTTATTGCGTCAATGCCGCTTGTTGCGCCGGAAAAATCAACGCCGCCGCCAGCGGAAAACGGTGACAAAGCCTCAATGGCAATGCCCGGAATTTTATTTAGGCCCGCAACTAAAGAATTTACGCCCTGAACAGCTTTGTTAATAAGTGTTTCAAAGCCTGAAATCGCCGCGTTAATCATTGCGGCAACGCCGCTTGTCACCGCCCCGACAGCACTTGCAACCGATTCTGCAATCGCGCCAACCATGCCAAAAAATGCGCTATTCACGTCCTGCACAGTAGCGGACAGGCCCGCGCTCCAAGCGCCTGCCTTCATTGACATGCGATCAAATACCTCAGCCACCACATCACCCACAAGTGATAGTGCCTCGCCAACGCTGCCAAACGTGTCCCGTATGCGCCCAACAAGAATCGAAATACCAGCAACGGCAAGGGTTGCCGCAGCAACAGCCAGAGTGATTGGCCCGCCCATAACCGCTAGAACGCCAGTCGCAACCACCGCTGCCGCCGTTACTAGTTCAAGGTTTTGAGCGACAAAAACAAGCCCGCTTGCCGCTCCAGCAGTAAAACTTATCAGCCCTTCAAAAGCACCCAATGCAGTGCTTAGAAATTCATCAGACCCAACAATTTCAATTAGCGAACCAAACGCCTCGACTATTTTAGCAATGCCCTCACGTGCCGCGTCCGATGTGGCAAATTCATTAAACTTGTTTGCAACGTCCAACAAAACGGGCGCGACCTCTGCCGCCAGCATTTGCGACAAGCCCTGAAAAACAAGCGACATGCGCGCAACAGCATCGTTTGCGTCCTCAATGCCCTTGGTTTGCGCCTCGGTCAACTCAAGCCCGAACGCCGTGACCTCCTCGCGCGCAGAGCGAATAGCGTCCCCGCCTTGGATCATCAGGAGCGCCATGTTTCGCGACCGCACGCCAAGATCCCGCAAGATGTCAGACGCCTGCGAGGAAGACAGCCCCAACTCCTTAACGCGGTCAGCGATTGCCGCCATCCGGTCGTCTGTATCAAGCGCGCTTAGAGCCGCCGCATTCATGCCCAGCCGTTCAAGCGCCTTGGCCGCAGGTGAGCCTTCCTCAGTCGCGCTTGCCAGCTCGCGGTTAAGCGTCTGCATTGAGGTGTTAGCCTCGCCTACAGATACACCAGCATAGCCAGCCGCGATCTGAACAGCGGTAAGCGCGTTTACGGTGCCGTCCATCGACCGCGCAAGCTTTACGTTGGTGTCTACGTTGCGCAGGCCTGCAGCGGTCATTGCTGCCAGTCCGCCGACAACAGCAACAGCCGCCACCCCCGCGGCAACGCCTAGCTTTTTAAGGCCAGCGCCCGCCTTGCCTAACGCGCTATCTAGCCCGCTAGAATCGCCGTTGATCTTAACTAGGAGTGGGGGCAGTGCCATGCTTTTTTGATTCCATCTCGGCGCGTAGGGCTGCGCTGTCTGCCTTTATCGCGTCCAGTTCGTGCTCGCTCATTCCGCCTGCGTAGTCTGTTTTCTGGTGCGGTCGCTTCCACTCAAATTCGTGCAAGATTTCCGAAACGGTCATCCCCCATATATCACTCGGCGGTATACCCCACCCGCGGCAGATGCAGTAGAGCGTGTTTAGGTCGTGGTCTTCAGGTTCGCCTTGCGCTTCTTCTTCGCGGGCAGCGCCTTTTGGCCCTCTGGCTTTTTTCCAAAGTCCACCGATGGAAGAACTGAACAAATATAGGCCTGTTGGAAGCTGAATATTTCGGCCTGGTCGCCGCCGGTCAGAAAGCCGTAGCTTTCATCTTCTGTGCATTGCCCACCGGCCGCTCGGACCATTTCAAAGTGCACTGCGGCCAAATCCTCAAGATCAACGCCGCCGTTGATACACTTGTTTGCAAGCATAACATTGTTAATTCCGCGCACCTTGATGCGCTTTAGCAATGCCAGAGAGGGAATAAATGTAAGGCTTTCCCCCTCATAATCGAACGACTGTTCTCTAAAAATGCTCATTTACACGGGCGCTTTAGTAATGACGCCGACAGATTGCAGCGTGCCGGAAAATGTTGTCTCGCCGTTGTATGGCGCGCCGATTTGAAAGCCTGACTGGAATTGGAAGTCACCATCCAGTGTGAACAGCCCGCCGATTGTAATTGTCATTGTTTCCTGAGTGCCCGTGAATGCCATATCAGAGAGGGTGGTGGCCTTCAAAACGCCGTCAAGCGCAATCGTGACCATCTGGCTGTTGAACGTGGCGTCCAGCGTGGTCATCCATCCGCTGTCACCATCAGCTGTTACGTCTACCAATTCACCCGCGAAAGATACCGTTTTTGTGCGCAACTCGTCTGCAAGGCTTGTCGCCCCGATTGCAATGAGTACCGCGCGCCCGTTTGTAGCTGCCATTGGGTAGTTCCTTTATGGGATGCCGAACAGTCTCACGACGTTCGAGGGTTGTTTGCAAAGTTGTAGCACGCTTTTGCAAAGTTGCAAAGGCTATGCTTTACGGCGGTCACTTACCTCGCAGAACTGACCGATTTCCTGATACGCTTCGCCGACTAGGTATTCAGCCCGTTGTATGATTTCCGAATATTGACCACCACCCATGTCTGGCCAAGAACCAAAGTGCAGTGTTTTTTGCTTAAGATCGTAGTATCTTTGACAAACGGGATTAACAACAATGCGACTAAAAATCCCATGTATCTCATTCCGTGACGACCGCGCGCCAAGATGCCTTCCCCGTTCCGCTACGACCATCTTGCAAAGGTCTAACGGCTTTATGTCTCTTAACTCCTGAAGGTGATCAGCCTTTGCCCGTGTCGCAAGATAGATTAATGAGCTTACAAACCAAGTCATTGGGCTTTTATTGTTTACGTATTCGCCTTGCCCCCAAATAATGCCGGAATCCACCTCGGCACAAGCCATTAATGCAGCCACCCTTGGGTCTGATATCGTCTTGCTATGAGGCGCAAAAGCCTTGACCATGGCAGTCAAAGCCCTTCCCTCGCGCCCTTTTGCCAGCGTCACGGCAATTCTAGTGCAGTCAAAACTGGTTGTATTTTTGCAAAATGAAGCATACTGAGATATTAACTGATCGCTAAAATTTGTGCAGAAATCTAAGTTAGCGGCAACAATGACAGCCCCTAATTTGTCTATTTTCCGCCACACGTCACCTATTTCGGATGTGAAAAACTTTACAGTTGGGTGCGCCTTTCGCCATTTTGATGTTGCTATCACTGCGGCTGACCTGTCTACCGCAATAATTCGTTCCGGCGGTATGCCCAGCCCAACGATGTAATCAATTTCTTCTCCGCCTGAACTTGGCATCACCAAAACATGGGACCTGTCATCATGCTGCGATTCAACCCACGCAGGCAACAATGCCGCCCACACGTCCTCTCTGTATTTTTGTTTTTTTGGCGTTTGATACCCGCACGATGGCGCTATGGCTGTATCGGTAAACATATCCCTGCCCTCCAGAGCAGTCCCATTTGTGAAGCGCGGGCAACCCGTGGGAGGTCAGGCGTTCGGCGATCAACCTAGCCCGCGCAACTCTGCGTAACAGCTTTACGCCACTTCGTCTAGCGTGATCCGATACAGGCCAATGAACCGCCGCGTTTTTCCATCATCAGACCAGCCAAGTGACATAGTTTCAAACTCCGTGTCCACCCACACGATGCCCGTTCCGGTCAGGCCGTACCACTCCAGCGCGTCCCGAACTTGCGATGATAGCGCCGCAATAGCCTGTTCGCTGGATTGGCCCGCTGTGGATCTAGCGTATCCGTCAATCTGCACCACGAATTGAGAACCGCGCGTGCCGGACGTGTTGAACGGCGATTCCGTAGCCTGCACAATCACGACATAAGGGAACGGCGTGTTGATTTCGCCCTCTGAATTTTGCGGGGCTTTTGGCGACCACACGTCAGCCGTTAGCTGCGCATCAAGCCGCGTGTATAGTGCTTGGCGAAGATCGTCCCATGCTGGTGCTGTCATCTGAGCGATCCCCTTAATGCCCTTTCCAGTCTGGCAATATATTTTGGCGTGATTTTTTCAATCGCTGGAACCCATGCTGGGCGGGGATCAATACGCCCGCTTCCAAACTCTAGCGCCGCCGCATATACTAGATCGCTGCCGACCGTGGCAGACATAGGGCCAGTTTTGTCAAACGTGACGCTGCCAGCAAGCCGCCCTGTGTCAGTTGCAGGGGCCTCTTTCGCTTCGCCGCTGGATGCTTGATGCTCAACCCCGCCGCGAACGTATATGCTCCCCGTTGCTGGCCCGTCCTGAATGCGCTTCACAATATCGCCGCGCAATTCCATAGCCGTACCAATCACCGCCACTCCCACCGCCTCTTGTGCATCTGCACTGGCCCTGCGCAACGCGGCCTGAAGCTCTGCCATGCCTTCAATCTTTAGCTCTAGGCTCATACTGCCACCCCGACTTCCGCGCTGATTTCAAGCCACTTGTCGTCAAAGTCCACATTATTGATGAACCGCACCTGATACGCCCGCCCGCGAATAACGGCACGATCAACCTCAGTTAGGTCCGCACAGTATCGCACCACGATCTTGTGCGTAGATGTTGCCTCTGTGCGCTGCGACTGGAAACGCTCCCCACCAGACATAGGTTTAACCATCGCCCGCGTAGGTGCTCCAGTGATAGCCGCCCAGCCCTCAGTGAAGCCGCCCGCGCCATCGCCTGTGCGCGTCATGCGCTGGAACTCAATCGGCTCCCTAAGCATCCGCGCGTTGTATTTGTAACAACAGCCTACCACGCCAGTTCATCCATGCGCCGATAGGGCGCCAGCATCCGCCGCGCCTCGTCAGTCATGCCCGCGCACCCGTCATATAGCTGCGTGACGTACATACGGATAGCCTCAAGGATCGGCGCAGGGATGCTGCCAGACCCATAGCCCGCAACATAAGTGATCTGCACCGCGTCTTGCGCGCGCAAGTCCGTTGGGAACGTCACGCCTTCGTTGAGGTAGATCCGCCCGCTTTGCAGATCCACCCGATAGCCCGCGCTGTCAAACGTGCGCGCGTTGTTGCCTCGATCAAAGGTCACAACGCTTGTGACGGATTGCAGTGGCGGAAATGCAACATCAAAAGTCTCGCCACCGCCTAAGATGTAAGGCCGTGATCCGGTGTGAACGCCCGGCCCCAAGGCCAGCAGCCTATCATCACCGCCGCCCTGCACAAAGCCATCAGCCTTGAACACGAACGTTTCCGTCAAGATCGCCGTGCGGGTGTATTGCTTTACCGCCTCAGTTGCGCTTGTGACATAGGCCGCAATTATGTCGTTGTCGCCATCGCCATCAACGCGCAGAAACGACTTCATCAGCGCCGTGCTAATCGCGGGGCTGTCGGCGGATGCCGTGATGTAGGCGGATTTGCGGTTGTATCTCATGGGATGCCCCTATGCTTATTAAAGGGGCCAGCCGTGGCCAGCCCCTCGATAAACTTAGGTTGCGGCGGTGCCTGCGTCAATTGACGCAACACCCATGACCGCGCCCTTGCGCTTAGTGGCGACCACACTCACGGCTGCAGCTGTGGCGGTTGTGCCTGTGGCCGTCATGCGGACGTAACGCTTGCCGCCACGATAGCCGATAGAGCCGATCAGCTTGTTATCATCGGTGTCTGCTGTGACAGTCAGCGCGCTTTCCAGCCCGATCAGATCGTCGTCAGCAACCGCAGTTGCATCATCCGCCGCCGTGGTGTCGCTTTCTTCCATTTGGAAAGCAAACCCACCAGCCGCGCCCGCATCGGTCACAACGCCAGTGGCGACTGTAAACGTGACAGCCTCCCAGCCCTGCATGTCGATCCATGGGCCGGATGCCTTTGCGGTGCCGGACAGAACAGCGCCCAGAGCAAGCCCATATTCCGCGTCGTTGCGTGTATCAAACTGTGCCATTATGCAGCTACCTTTCCGATGCTGATCGCATCAAAGGAGGTCACATCGCCGCCCACACGTTGGGTTGTGTAGTAGGTAATGAAACCTTTGTTTGTGAATGGATCGCGCAGAACCTGCACCCCTACACGGTCGAGGATCGTATAGGCCGTCCCGAAGTCGGCATATACGATTGCCAGAGCATTGGCACCGACTGCTGGCATGTCATCCATGAACACAACCGACTTGCCCAGAAGCTGCATGGTCGCTTGTCCATCACGCAACAGGACTGGGCTGAAGAAGTAGTTGTCAGCCCCTTTTAGCTTCAACGCCTGGCCAAAGGTTGCGCGCTTCATGCCGAACACGGCGGCAGGCTGATACGCTTCCTTGAGCGAGTTCTGCAAGGCAATCAAGCCATCGGCATTCAGCGCAGCAGCTGAACCCATGTTGACTTGGTTGATCGCGCCGCGCTCGTAGGTGCCGGACGTTGCCTGTGCCGGGTAGGTCAGGAACCCACGCGGCTGGCCAACGCCAGAGCCGACAAGGAAGGCGGTGTTCTGCGTGCGTGCAAACTTGTCCGCGACCTTGCCAGAAAGCCAAGCCTCAATGTTGAGGTAGCTGTCTTCGAGCATCTCAGTTGTGATGCGCGGATCGGCTTCGATCTTGTGCGCGGTCAGAACCTTCTGGCCCAATTCCGGCGTGTCAGTTGCGCCACCAGATGCACCTTCACCAGCCCAGCGCGCAGCGGCTTCCTGATCGTCGATCAGAATGTCAATGCTCTTGGTG